GTTACAATATCAAATCCTGTAACTACACTATCTATAAAATTTACTGTGTTTGCAGATGTATCTATTGTTGCAAAGGTTATATCATCAGAGCCATCAAAGAATTTAATTGTTAAAGAGTTAGAACCAGCATTTGTTGTATCAAGCCAAAGTGTTCCTGTTGTTGCACTAGCTGGTCTTGATGTTCCTGAGTGCATAGAATTTATAGCACTTAAACTATCATTCATTGTAGTTCTAAATGTACTAAATGCTTGGTTATTAATTTCTATTTGTGATACTTGTGCCATAATATTAAGTAATTATTTGACCTACTCCTTTTGCAAAAAAATCAAATGTTCTGTCTATACTTGTACCAGACGAATTGAAAAATTCAATGGTAAAACCAGATGCAGTTTTATTTGTTATTGAGAATCTATCTCCTGAAAGCATATTTTGTCCTGAAATATTTAATGATGGGCTTGAAGCAAAAGCAGAATTATAAGTTACAGCTTTGCCACCTGTACCACTAGATATATCTGCACCAGATTCAGTTCTTTCTTGTAAACTAGCTGTAATAGATAATTGAGTTATTAATTGTCTAGCTTGATTATCAGATGAAGTAAAAGAAACTCTAAATTTAAAAAATCTACCTATATATTCTCCTGTGTTAAATGAAGTAAATGCACTGTAAGTAACATTATCATCACTTGTTGAAATTTGTAATATTGAATCACTATTTTGTGTAGCTGTACCATCAAAAGGGTCTGGTGTTCCAGCATCTATTAATGTTGAAGAATTTGGTCGTCCTGTATCTATATATTCTGCAACTTGATCTGTGATCTGCACAACATTTGCATCAAACTTAGCTTTTAATTTTCCTGAAAAAGTAATTTGATTATTAAAATCATAAGTACCAGAACTTTGAACTGTTGTATTAGGATTACCAAGTGTTCCTGATGCTGTAAGTCCTAAATGATTTACTGAGTTTATACTTGTAACTGCAACATTTGTTTTAGTACCAGAAAATGCAGTATGTTCATTTATTGTAGTTTGATTAACATAATTAGCAGTAGAGATAGTTGATTTAATAACTGTTTCTACAAGTGATAAATTACCCCCCTTATCAACAGCTTTGATTAAATAACTACCAGCTTGAAAACCTACTGTTGCTGATGTACCTGGTCTTGCAATTTTATTTACAATAGTTTTTGATTTAGCCCATAAAGGATTAACAATATTTGAAGTATATTTTATGATATAATAAGCTAGATCAAGATCAGGTACAGCGTCCCAAGAAAGAGTTGCTGATCTTCCTGAAACATTTATAGAAAAGTTTTGAACATTCGCTGGTGGTGCAGTTTGTCCAACTGTTGTATGTGTTCCAACTAAATAATTTGATTTTGCACCAGCACTATTAACATATCTTACTCTTACATGATAAAGTGTTTTATCTTTAACATTTAAAACTTCATACCTAGTTTGTTTTCCTGTTCCAACACTTGTAAAATTTACTCCATCTTCTGAAACTTCTACTTCAAAATATTCAAAAAAAGAATCAATAGTTGAAAAATCTCCTAATTGAATAATAAGTTTAGTAATGACAACACCATCATTATAAATAGCAACTTCATCAGTAATAGTTAATAATTCAGAGAGTGTGCTTATATCTACTGTTTTAGTTACATTAGGTAAAGTTGTATCTGGTATTGTTGCTATAGGATTTTTAGTATTAAAATCATAAAAGTTATTTTGATGTTCAAACAACTGAACATTTACAGTTAAATCTTCATTTATTTCTAAACCTAACACTCTAAATGGTTTTGCATTAAAACCACCACTAGGATATGTAATTGCAACTATGTCTCCAATTTCTAATTCTAAAAATTCAGATGTTAAAGTTAATTGTATTTGTAATTGTTGTCTTGATCTTCTTAAAATAACTTCACAAAGAGCCTCTGCATTAAATGTATTAGTTACATTAGGAAATTGAAAGTTACCCTCAAGCAAAGTATTATTATCTGCTGATAGCATAGTTGCGTGTTTAAATTCTGTTGCAACATTAGTGTCATCTGCTGGTGGGAAAGTTACAGTATCATTTTGCCAGTTCTTATACGGGTTGACATAGGTTCCAATAACCCGATTGTATTTATTATTTTTTCTTTCTCCAATAACCTTAGCACCACCAACTACATTATCTTCTGTGATAGTTTTAACTGCTGAACCTGTTCCCTCTACTTTAAGTTTGTATTGACCATTGTTATAAGTGAATAAAGACCTCATTGGGTTTAATAATTTTTTTACATTATCTATAACTTTTTGACTTGTATCTAAAACAGAATTACTTTCAAATTTAATAATTTTAGGAATTACATCTGATACAACTTTACTACTAGTAAAATTTGCAGATAAACTTTGACTAGCTGTTCCACCACTTACTCTCCAAAAAAAATCTAAATTACTACCACCCTCATTTTCTCCAAAAATAATAATAATAGGATAAACTGAACCACTAACTAAAGTTTTACTTCCATCTTTAGGTGTATTTCCATGTAAGCCTCTATTATTAACAACCATTTTAGTGTCTCTGTTAGCTTCTATTTCTTTTGATAAACTATCTACTGTTTGACTTGCATCTCCAATATAAACAGCAGAACCATCATCAGAGTTAGTTTGAAATATAAAACTTGCAGAACTAGGTGCTGTAAAATAGCCAGAATATTTTTGTGATTTATGATTTAATGTAGTAACGCCAATAATACTTGTTACAGTTGCTGTTGAAAGTATAGACCTGTTTAAAAAATAACTTGGATAATCTCCATGATAACCATTATAATCTTCTCTATATAATCCAGCAACCTCAGTAACACTTGTTGTTCTTGGTTGAATTAAAGTATCTGCCTCTGTTGCAACTGTTTGAAAAGAAGCAAAGTTTGTTTCAAATGCACTATCTGGTAATCCTTTTCCATATCTAGTGTTTCTTAAATAGTCTAATAATACTAATGCAGAGTTCGGTGTCCACTTTGTAGAGCTATCTCTAGGGTCAAAAACTTTTTTACCTTTTAATGTTACTCTAACTTGTGGAATATTACTAAAAGCATCTTTATCCCAAGTAAATCTAAAAGCCAAATATGCAACCCCACTTAATTTATGATTAGACGACCAATTAGGTGCATTAGTTAATATAGAAGATGCTGATTGTGTATCTTTTCCATTAAATGCTTGTATTTGTATATTAGAAGCATTGTTTTTAAAAAAATTAGAATCTAATGAGGATACTTCTCTTGTAACTCCATGATCTAAAGCACCATCAAAAAAAACTCTTTTATCATCTACAAATATTTGTTCTACTTCTTCTATCTCTCCCTCACAAAGAACTCCAGCCATATATAAATATTTATTATCTGTTCCTGAGGATTCTACAAAGACACGAGTAATTCCAATTTGTCGTCTGCCATAAACAATAGGTATTTGTGCGTTGTTAGATTGTTTATTTATTAATACGCCTTTATCTTCTTCTGGTGTGTCAAAGTCAGGCATATCAGGTACAGGTATAAGCCAACCTATAAAACTTGTTACAACATTAACAATAGTATCAACTATACCACCCATTAGTGAAAACTCCTTTTGAACTTTTGACCAACTCTATAAATATCACTATCTACTCTTAACCAATTTATAGAATGATTTACTTTTAATTCTTTTCTAAAATAATTGTAAACCCATCTCATCATCTTAAATGTATTTTTTATAGATACTATTTCTATAAGCCATAAATTATTACCTGAGTTCCACTCATTAGGTTTTATGTTTCCTGTTTGTTTAAATCTTTTTTGAACAAGATCATGTATGTAAGCCCAATTAACAAAGCCTACTAATTGATTATTATGGTAAAACTTTTTATATTGATTTAATTTGATTGATGGCTCTATATAATTATTAATCTGTTTTCCTTTATAACGATCAAAATTATTAAATAGATTTATAACATCTTGCATTATGGTCTACCCCACTTAATATCTTGAACTGTTTGTGAAGCAAACTCAAAACCTTTATCTGTGCTAAAATGTAATTGTTGTGAACCTGTGTTAGTTTTTCTTCCCTCTATTTTACTAAAGTCTGACCAATGAGAAGCTACTACAACATTAACATCTGATTTATTTATAGATTCATCTATACTAAAAGATTCAATTCTTCCTTTGAATAAAAGAAATGGGTCAGCAATAACTTGTTCACTAGAATTTAAAAACCCTTTATATACTTCTGCTTCTTTTTCTAAATAAATGTTATTTAAAAATAAAGATGTAATTGTTTGATCTGCACCAGTAAATGTAAGTGTAATATTGCTTACTTCTATTTCTGAGGATTCTGTAACACTAGATAATTTGGTAAATAATGATGATGCTGTATAAGTGTTAGAATCATAAGTAATGTCTTTATAATGATCTGTAAATCTTGAGCCAGAACCTACATTTATAAAAACAAGTGTAATAGGTTGTAAGCTATCTGTTGCAAGTTCATTCTTTACTGCTGTTGTTAGTGTTCTCGCCATATTCTTCGTAATTTGTTTGGGTTACAGTTTCAGTACCTTTTAACATAGTATAATTGAATTTGCTATTAGGTTTCTTGTATTCTTTAAGATCATTAATACTGCTATCAATTTCATCTTCATTTACAATTGCTTCGGCAATAAAATCGGCAGTTATTCTATGGGTTATTTTATATTTTTTCATTATAGATTTTCTATTAAGTCTATCTGATACTTATAAAGATCATTAGTTACAATAGAATATTCTTGAATATCATTAGAAAGTCTTACAGTAAAATCGACATTATCATAAACAAGAGATGTATTATCTACCACTGCTGTTCTTAATGGTGGTTCAAATGTAAGTGTTCCCTCGCCAGAACCATTTGAGTTTAAATCTTCTACTGCCATATAAACTTTTATTGCACTTGAAAATCTAAAATAATCTCCAGCTTTTAATAATCCATTTGTACTATTTGCTAATCCATCTATTGTGCAAGTAGTAGCACCAGCAGATATTGCACCATCTACACTTATAGTTCCTGTTACTGAACCTTGTGCGTTTGATACAATAGGTGGGATAACAGTAAATGTATTTAATTTTGCTCTTTGTTTCATTATAAATGCTTTGATAGGTGCAAAGTTTGCTCTACTCATTGGTGCATAATCTAAAGTTATAGTAAATTTTTGACCATCTATTTGTCTTGTTTGAACTCTACCTGATGTTGTTACAGTTACTATTGTATTTTGTTGTGAGCCTACTTTAGCACTTTTTGCGACAGGAGATGTTGGAAATTGTCCACTCATATTATACTAATGCCTCTTTACCTTTTTCATTTAAAGCTGAATTAACAGCATTAACTATTGTTGCTCTATTATCAATTAATAATTCTTTTATACCTCTAACATCTGTAGCAGAAATATTAAAGTTTATATTTGTAG